AGCCATTAATCAAGTTACGGCTATGTACGGTTCGGGTCCGATCGTTGATGCTTTCAGGGCTATTGCTGCCCCTAGCAATGATCCGGATATCGTCGGGACTTCCAATACGATTTACATCATGAAGACCAATAAGGGAACTCAGGCTACTTCGACTATCCCTAATTTTTCCGGCACGTACGGAAGCTTCACCGCCTTGAATTATGGTACCGGCGGCAACTTGTTCAATTTTACCGTCACTTCCACTAGTTCTGAGGTCCCTCCTCAGGTTACTGGGACTACGATTACTTCATTCGGCACAGCTTTGGACGGAGATACTTTCTCCATTCGCCTAAACGGTGGCGCCGTAGATGTTGTTACTCTTAGCAGCGGCTCTTCTTCTCCAGTTAGCCCGACTGAATCTGCTGCGGGTCAGTCTGCTGCAAGTTCTGCATATACTAGCTTGAATGCTATGACCTCTACTCCTATCGCAGCTGTTCTCGATGGTCAAACTCTGACTCCTGGAGTTTACAGTACCGGTGCTGCTAACTTAGCCACTTCTGGTGCGGGCGCTATCACTTTCAATGGTGCTGGCGTATACGTCATCAAGACTGCAAGTACTCTGGTAACCGGTGCTGGTGGGATTCCTACCATGACGCTTACCGGCGGCGCTACTGCTGCAAACATTTACTGGGTGGTTGGCACCTCTGCTACCATCAATTCTGGCTTTACCGGAACCTTCCAAGGTAACGTTATTGCCGAAGACAGCATCACTGATACTCTTGGTGGAACTGTTAACGGTAGCATGATCGCTCTTACGGGTGCTGTAACTCTCAGTGCCGCAACGGCAGTTAATGCTCAGAACTCACCACTGCTACACTACGCTGGTAGCTTCGGTCTGTTGGGCGCTTCCGCTGTAACGAATACTGGCTCTTCGACTGTGACCGGAAACGTTGGATCTAGTCCAACCAATTCGATCACTGGCTTCCCACCTGGAACCATTGTTGGGGCTGCTCATTCTAATATCGCTGAATTGATCTCGGAACTGAACATTCTTCTTCCTGCTGGGATAGTGGCTTCGGCTGGCGCTTCCAATAGCGTCGTTCTGACGATGGCAGTTGAAACCGGCCCATATGCTAGCGGATCTGGTCAATCGTTTGAATTGATCGATTCTACTCCTGGAGATCTAGCTGCTTTAGGCCTCACTGCTGGACTGTATACTTCTAGCGAAGAGCCTAGTGTTGAAGTTCAGGTCATTAACACTACGACTGGCCTTAACGAGCTTTTCAATGTTAGTCCTAATGTTGCGATGACCGTAGGCTATCAGGGTACTAGCGGAACCATGACGATTAACGCTACTACGCTGACCACGACTGTTACTGGCGGAACTGGTTCGAATCTTTCGATCACTCTTTCTCAGTATACCACGATTAGCCAACTGGCCGCATTCATTAATTCACAGCCTGGGTACTCTGCAAGTGCGGCTCCTTCTGCCAACTCATTACCTCCTTCTGCTCTTGATCAGGTAACGGCAATTGGGATCGCCTCTACGGAAGCTGACACTCAGCCTGGACGAATCAAGGATTCTGCCTATACTTTCCAACAGCAAATGAATACCTCTACCGCTCTCGGCTTTACGCCTACGGCTACTGCAGGTCTTCCTCAGCCTGGATCTGTAACTTATCTCTCTGGCGGGGCACTTGGGCCAACATTGGCTATTGACATTGTCAATTGTATCGCTCAGATGGCCGGTATCCAGGTGAACATTATCGTTCCTCTGTTTTCGCAGGATGCTTCTAAGGATATCGCCGCAGGGAATACGGATCCTGGCTCAACGTATACGATCAACGCAATCAATGAATTGCTGAAATCGCATTGTATCCAGTACTCGACTCCTGCTCTGAAACGTAATCGTATGGCAATTTGTTCGTACAATGATACGTACGCAAATTGTAAGGCTCAGGCTCAAAGCTTGGCAACTTATCGCTGCACTTTGACTTTCCAGCAATGCACTCAGGTCAATTCGCAAGGCGTCAACACCTTGTTCCTCCCTTGGTACGGCGCATGTATCGCTGCTGGTATGCAAGAAGGTGGTTTCTACAAGTCGATTTGTAATCACTTGGCGAACATCGTTTCGTTTACGAATCCGACGGGATATGATGCTGGAGATCCTGCAGATGTGGCCGATGCCCTGATTGCTGGTTTGCTTCCTTTGACTCAGAATACTTCCGGTATCATCTGGGTTTCGGATCAGACCACTTACGGATTGGACACGAATTTCGTTTACAATTCGATCCAAGCTGTTTACCTTTCTGACATCCTCGCTTTGGACCTTGCACAAAGTTTCCAGACGGCGATCGTTGGAAAATCTGTGGCAGATGTGAGTGCGGCTTCGGCTCTCAGCTTCTTGCAGCAACGTTTCGATTACTACAAGAAACTGAAAATCACAACCACTTCCAATGACGCACCTCTTGGGTACAAGAATGCTTCGATTCAAATCGCAGCGCCTTCTATGTACGTCAGTGTGGAAGCTAAACTAACGACGAGCATCTACTTCGTAGCGATTCAGCTTGCTCTCTCATCTGTTCAGCAGTCGGCTGGTTAAGAATTTTTAAGGAGAACTATATATGGCAATTTCACCTCAAGCATCTAAAGTACTTACTGGCGGAAGATCAGTCGTAAGTATCGACCAGGGTTCAGGCCCAGTGGTTATTGGGATCTTCGATTCCTGTACCGTCAACGAAAGTATTTCCAGTGAAGACATTCATCTTCTTGGGCGTTATTCGCCTGATGAAATCACTTTGACTGCATATAATGCGGTTACTGTTCAATGTGCAGGATTCAGAGTCTATGGACACGGCGTGAAGATTCTGGGAGCTTTTCCGACTCTTAACGCTCTTTTGGGACTTGGGCCAGTTACGATTACCGTGAGTGATAGGGAGAATCCTTCGATTCCGATGGCGACCATAATTGGTTGCTTGCCTGACACCAACAGCAATTCTTTTCAGAGCAGGGCTACTTCCAAAATCAATATAACATACAAGGGGATAGCCTTAAGCGATGAAAGTGCGCCGAATGACGCCGAGTCTGGTGCGGTTTCTTTACCTTAATCTCCAAAATAAGTCAAATATATTTAAACCCCACATATTTACGTATGTGGGGTTTTTTATTGACTTATCCTTATAAAGGTACTACAATCTTATCTATATGAAGAAATATTGCCCCGATTGTAAGATGGAAAAAGAAATAGGGTTTTTTGGAAAAGAAACGGCCAATAAGGACGGTCTTAGGTCTATATGCAAATCCTGCAATTCGGCTAGGGCTCTAAAATGGCACAGTGCGAATGTAGAGCGTGTTAATGCTAGAGAAAGGGCCTTCTATGCAAAAGACCCCTCTAAGTCATCAGAAAAGAATAAAAAATGGCGCAAGGAAAACCCAGAGAAGGTGACCGCATCTAATAGAAAACGATGGAAAAATAGAGACATAGAAAAAACCAAAGAAAAAGACAATGCTTGGAGAAAAAGCAATCCCGATAAGGCCAGCGTTAACTCAAAAAGGGACTACGAAAAAAATAAGGAAAAACGCAAACCAGTCCGTAGAAAATGGGAACAGGCGAATAAGGGTAAACGTCGGGCCATTGTTGCCAAGCGACGAGCGGCTAAGCTACAGGCTACCCCTAAATGGCTAACAAAAGAGCAATTATTGGACATTCAGACAATTTATATAGAGGCCGATAGGCTATCGCGAGAAACTGGCGTTCCTAGAGAAGTTGACCACGTCGTGCCGTTACAGGGTAAAAATGTATGCGGTCTTCATGTCTCATGGAATTTAGAGATCCTGACTAAGGAAGAAAACGCCCGTAAGCACAATAAGTTCTCATTTTAATCCAATCTTATCCTTATGCCTGTTACCCTCCCAAACGCTACCACAGCCAATACCGAGTCCTTTGCCAGTATCGCTGCTGCTACAGCTACAGCTGAAGCCGCCTTTATCGCTTCAACAACTGTTTTAATTAACCAGGCTACGGCCTTAGGTATATTCCAGATTCAACCGTATCTTCCTGCTTTGGTTACAAGCGCCTATGTAACGACCTATTTCACCGGCTTAGGCTATTCTGTTCTCTACCCCATTCTCCCTCCTAGTCCATTCAATTGGTGCGGAATTCCTGCAGGATTTCCAGAAGTAGTACCCAAAAATTGGGTTAATTGGGGGTGTGGATGCGGTTATACGGGCCTCCCACGCATACAGCTCAGTTGGCCTCCTTTTCCAGTCATCCCGCCTGGCCCTTAAAAACGCCCTAATCTTAAGTATGTCCATATGGTTGGATCTTAGGGTTAAGGAAATGGTGTCATGGCTACAGAACCGAATTTTAATGCGGTCTCTCCAATTGCGCTTACAGCCGATGGCACTGCTAATGGCGTCCTCCAAGTAGCTGATACTATTGGTTTTTATTTTGGAATGCAGGCCACCCTTCTAAATAACGCCTCCCTCCAAAAAACAGTCTACATCAAAAGGGTCGTAAATAGTACGACCTTGTGGGTCGGTGCTAGCAAAGGCGGAATCGACCATAATGTGGACGTGAGCGCCTTTACGGTCGCCACCTCTTCTACTATTGGAGCGGACGAACAGAAAAAAGCCTCCGTTCCAATGGAAGCTAGGCTACTTTCAACGTATGAAACGGATCCGGTTGATGCCTGGCGTACCGTACCCGTAGATAGCTACGGAAACCACTATACCAATGACAATCCCTTTCCTGTTGCCCTTGAAGGCTCTATTTCAATTTCTACGGTTGAGGTTAAGGGGCCAAACGGTAACTTCATAGAGCCCAATGCCGATGGTTCCATTAATGTCATAGTGGAAAGCGTTCCTAGTCCTAATAGCACTGTCATAAGCACTTACAATGCCGTCTCATCAGTAGCATCTGGGGCTACCACTCAAATCATATCCTATACCGTCCCACCGGCCATGCAGGCGGTTTTACAGCGTTGCCCCGTCTCTGGCACCAACGTAGCGACTTATACCCTTTTAATCAATGCTACCACACAAGATACCTTGAGGACCATGTTTGGGGCTGATTTGACTCAAGAGTTCAATTTTACTACTGGAAATGATTCGGGATTGATTCTAAATGCTGGAGATGTAGTGGCTATTCAAGTCTTACATATGCGACCTTATACTGGCGATTTTAACGCCAGAATCCAAGTCCTTCAGATCCCGGCTTAACACAATCTTATAGGAGAGGAAATCTTATGACAGCTTACGAATTGAAAAAGCTCCAAGTTGAGTATAAACGAGTTAATGCTGCTAGAGAAGAGCAGGAACTTAAAGTGTTAGAGTTCCAAGAGCAGATCGCCCGCATCGAGGCCAGTATCGCTATTTCTATAGCTAAAGAAGAAGAACTTTCTGCGAAGCTCGCCGCCGCTAAAAATAATTAATTAAGATCCTAGGGGGATTAGAATATGTCAGATTTTAATAGCAGTTTACCGGTAAGGACCCAAACTAACGGCGACGTAGTTGCCTTTTTAGCAGACGGTACTACACCTACCCAGTTATTGGCCATTACAGCCGCAGGTCACATTCTTACGAATTTGTCCGATGGGGCTGGAACGGCCATTACATCAGAAACAAATGGAGCCCATCAAGCTCTTGACGTAATGACACAAAGTTCTGGCTCTGTAACGGGCGGTACAGCAGCTGCTTTCTCAGATCTTGCTGGTGCTATCTACAATAGCACTCCTCCTACATTGACGACCGGTCAGCAAGTATCATTGCAAGTAGACTCTGCTGGTAGGCTCTTGGTCGATGCTATGATCACCTTTCCCTACGATACCAATTGGGGAACTGTTGATGCAACTACTCTAAGAACTGCTGCTGAAATCGGTAATGCTACCGGAGCGGCTGATTTCAACGCTGGTGCTACTGGTGCTCAAACTCTTAGGGTTGCCGCTAATCAAGGTGCTCCCAATACCATCGCAAATGCATGGCCTACTTTAATCACAAACGGCACCAATACCGTTAGTGTAAATGCTTCTGGTCAACTCAGCACGACTAACACGTCCCTTGGTTCTCCTACTGGTGGTGCTGCCGGTACTCAATCCAGTTTAGCCGGTGGTATCTATAATAGTACTCCTCCTACCCTCACCACTGGTGAGCAGGCCTCTTTACAACTTGATTCTGCTGGTAGATTGCTTGTTGATGCTAGCGTTGTTTTCCCATATGATGAAAACTGGGGCGTCGTCGGTGCAACTACTCTTAGAACGGCAGCACAAATCGGCAATGCAACTGGTGCAGCTGATTTCAACTGGGGTGCAGTTGGTGCCCAAACTTTAAGAGTTGCTGGTCAAATCGGCAATGCAACTGGTGCAGCTGATTTCAACGCTGGTGCTACTGGTGCTCAAACTCTTAGGGTGGCTGCTAATCAAGGCGCCCCTAACACTGTAGCTAACGCATGGCCTACTTTAATCACAAACGGTACCAATACCGCCTCTGTTTCTGCTGGTGGTGAACTGAGCGTAACCGTTTCAACTCCTTTGCCCGCTGGTACTAATACCATTGGTAATGTTGGTGTAACTAATTTACCGACCACTGTTGATACTAACTGGGGAACGGTTGGAGCTAGCACTATTAGAGCTGCTGCTGAAATCGGCAATGCTACTGGCGCTGCGGATTTCAATAATGGCGCTACTGGTGCTCAAACTCTTAGGGTTGCTGCTAACTTGGCAGTTGCTGGTGCAGATGTAACCAGTGCTAATCCTGTGCCTGTTTCTATCGTATCTACGACCGCCGGTACAGCTGTTCAAAATTATCAGACTTACGTAAACTTGGCAGCTGGTGCTTCAACTACTTTCACGTATACTGTGGCAGCTGGACACACTTTCAATCTAGAGAGAGTCTGGTCATCGGGATCTGGTAAGATCAAATCTCTTGTTCAAAATAACGGAAGTACGATTTTTGTTGGATTCAACAGCACGGCCAATCCAAACATTGATATGACCGTCGTTGTTCCTCCACTGATTGCTGCCGGTAACACTGTTACTGTAACAATCACCAATAACGATTTGCTCGCCTTTGATGTGTATGTAACTATTGAAGGAAATCAGAACTAATAATTAGGGTTCCTGATAAAAGTTAAAATTTGTTAACAAATCATACCCTTGTGATATATAAATGGTATGGCAGATTTAAATGGCGTTAACGATACACTTCCTGTAAGGCTAGGCGGCGTAAGCACTACAAGTGGCTTACCCGATAACTATGCTGACGTCACTGTCAATGGGCAGCTCCTCGTATTGCCTGCTGATAACGGCCCAGTAGTTCCTGGTACTGCAGCGAGCTATTCTGCTTTGATAGGCGGTCAATACAATAGTACTTTGCCTACTTTAACTACTGGACAGCAGAGTGCTATCCAAGTTGATTCTCGTGGGCGCATACTGATTGTAAGTACCAACTTTCCAACTACGGTTGATACCAATTATGGAACAGTTGGAGCGAATACATTACGCACAGCTTCTCAAATAGGTAACGCTACTGGCGGAGCTGATTTTGCAGCAGGTAACTCTAGTGCGCAGACGCTAAGGGTAGTTGTTGCCACAAACCAAGCGACGTTGCCTATTTCAGCTGCTTCTTTGCCTTTACCTACTGGCGCTTCTACTGAAGCAACTCTGGCAAAATTACCACTAGCGCAGGCATCTACTACGAGTGGGCAATATGGTATTCTAGTACAAGGTGCAGTTACAACTACAGCTCCAACATATTTCAACGGAGCGACAAGTCCTCTATCTTTAACTACGACAGGGGCACTGCGTGTTGATAACTCTGCGGTAACTCAGCCGGTTATTGGTACTCTTACAAACAATAGCTCTTCTCCTTTAGCAGACAATGTGGGCGTGTTGGGTGCATGGGCACAGAATACTGTGAATCCTTCTCGCTATACTTCTAATACTCAAGTATTGCCAATTGTTGACATAGCGGGAAACACAAATGTTGACTTGCAGTACTTTAATAGTGCTGCAATAAGTGCATCCAATCCGGTAATAACAACGCTATCTGATGGTGTTCACACACTCAACCAAGCATTTTCTTCTTATGGTACGGCTCCAATTGGTACCTATGTTCAGGGCGTTAACGCATACATTACTAATGCTCCAGAGATAAGTGCGGTATATAATTCCACCGCGCCGACATTAAGTAATGGACAATTAACTCCATTACAAACAGATATTAACGGCAATCTAAAAATATCTGGAACTTTTAGCGCAATAAATCTGTCTGTAAGTCAAATCGCAGTAACCTCTCCTTCCTATGCTACCAATGTTGGCGGGGCTGTAACAACTGCCGCTCCCAGTTATGTCTCTGGTCAACTGGATGCCCTATCTCTTACTACTGCAGGTGCTCTAAGAGTAGATGGATCTGGAGTAACTCAACCAGTAAGTGGAACGTTTTGGCAGGCAACGCAACCAGTTTCTGGCACTGTGACGGTCAATCAAGGAACCGCTAACGCAACTCCCTGGAATGAAAATGTGGCCCAGTTTGGTGGGAGCGCAGTGGTTACTGGAACTGGCGCGTCTGGTGCCGGTATTCCTCGTGTTACAGTATCGAATGATTCAAATATTTTAGCTACTCAATCTGGGACATGGACGGTAGAGCCTGGCAATACAGCTAACACGACAGCTTGGTTTGTAAAAGATAATTCTCTTGGTACTGTAGCCGCTGGTACAGCAGGCACTCAGTCTTCGTTGGTGGGTGGAGTATTCAATACTGCACTGCCTACATTGACTACAGGTCAACAAGTTGCTTTACAGTTAGATTCTAGCGGTAGATTAATTATAGCCCCAACAACTCAGGGTCTTCTTGCCGAAGATCATAACTATGGAACGGTTGGCGCCAATACGTTGCGCACAGCTTCTCAAATTGGTAATGCAACTGGTGCAGCTGATTTTGCTGCAGGCAATTCAAGTGCTCAAACACTGCGCGTAGTAATAGCAACAAATCAAGCGGTTTTGACCATACAGGGTGACTCTGCTAGCGGAGCAGCGAAAGCAGGTAACCCAGTTCAAATTGGCGGCGTATTCAATACCACACAGCCTACGGTCACAACTGGAGAAACCGTTGAAGCTCAATCTACTGCAAGGGGCGCTTTGATAGTCGCTACAGGAGTAGATGCTTTCAATATTGACAACATTACGGGCACTGTCTCATTGCCTACTGGCGCATCCACTTCAGCAAATCAGGCAACTGAGATAACTTCCTTACAGCTGATTGACAACATAGTTGGATCAGGTCCAGGAGCAGGAACTGCGGGTACTGGGTCAGCTCTTATGGGTGGCGTATTTAACACGGCGCTACCAACACTCACCAATGGTCAGCAGGCGGCAATACAGCTAGATTCTAGCGGTAGATTAATTATAGCCCCATTAACTAACACGAGCGTTGTTAAGTCTCAACTGCAAGATAATGCGGGGAATGGGCTCACTTCTACTACATCTGGCGCTTATCAGTCATTAGATGTGATGATCACCCCTCCAGCAACAACTACATACATGGCTGCGTCTGGAAATTTTACCCCTCCAGCAACTCCAACAGATATGTGGGTAATACAGGGCAGTGGAACTAAAACAATTAAGATTCTAAGTATTAAGATGTCTACCACCCAGACAACTGCTGGTACGAACACCTTTTTTCTAAAAAGATATTCCACTGCTGACACAGCGGGAACGGCTACTACCATCGCCTCTTTCCCACTAGATACTAACAATGCTGCCGCTACGGCGACAATAAAAAACTATACAGCCAATCCTACCTTGGGCACTCTTGTAGGTTCTTTAGATAAAGCTTATGTAAGCTCGACAGCGGTCGGAGGAGCAATACAACCTTATGAATGGGATTTCACAAACAGCTTAGGGCAACCTCTTACGTTGAGGGGTGCCGCAGATCAAATTGCTATTAATTTCAATGGTGCCGCTTTGCCTGCAGGGTTACAAGTAGCAGTAACAGTTATGTACTTAGAGGTGTAACATGGAAATTAACGTTGGATGGGCAGACATAAAAGCTTTTATAACTACTAAAAGCATATCTATTCAATATGTGGTGGCCAACAATTCGTATTATCTGTTTGCGGCAGATGGACCTATGCAAATGACTGCCCAGATAAGAATGGATGGAACGGAATCTGACAATCAGACTGATTTTGAAACTAACTATAAATCTACAGCCAATTCTCCTCTTCTGCCACTTTTAACAACGGTTACTACTCAATTTGAACTTAGAAACAAAACCATTAAGCTCGCTAATGTCTCTGGGACAGTTCAATCGGATGGAACTGTGACTGCCTATTTACAAGTACCTGGAACAGTTAATCCCACAGGGGATGCAACTCTTGATGGTAGATGGATATCTAGTGGGACTGCTTTCTTCGATATTGCCACTCCTGGAGATGTCGTAAACTCTGTTCGCTTTGTGGACCATGACAATATTCTAGGTCAAGGTGTAGACTTCGTAGTCGGATCTTACACTGATGACGAGGCACCAAGTGGAAGTCAAGGGTGGTTTATTCCTCCTGCAAAAGGAGAAATTAAGGCAGAAGCAATCGGTGGATATGGTTTTGCTCCTGCTGGGTTTTACATTATGATTACTGCTAAAAAAGGTGGGGGACTAACCACTGGAACCCTATATGTCAACTTGGAATGGGGAAAACTAGGGAGCTAAATATGGACTACGGACACGTATGTTTTGCATATACTCAAGGTAAATGGTACGATTGGTGCATTGCCAAAATGACTGGATCTCAATGGTCTCACTCTTTTCTTACCTGTCCTCCAATTCTGGGCGAGGAAATGGTGATGGAAGCAGATAATGGTGGGGTATCGATTTGCTCATTTGACAGCCACTATAGACAAGACGCCACTCAAACTTATCAGATCTTTAGGCTCAAAACAGACCAAGACTTAAAAGATTTCTCTATCAAAAATAGAATAAAAGAACTCGAAGTTTCTTATGGATTCTTGGAATATCCATGGTTCATGTGGAGAACTTTGAATAAGCTTTTTGGAAGAGATATCAAATCTCAAAACAATTGGTGCCAAAACGGTACTGAGGTCTGTTCGCAGCTTCTTAGAGAATACATCGAAGACTGCATCGGAACTACAATTTTTGCTGCATACGGTAAGGGCTCAATGGCGCCTCAGGACATATACAATATCGTCTTGATGTGTCCTTCCCTGTTTGAGCTTATTGAAGAAAAAGACTCAACAGGTAAAATTACCTACTATCCAGCAGCTTAACCCGAAAGACTATCGCACCACGACTTCGTGGAGAAGGATAAGGTCTTCTACGCTGATAAAAGCCTTGGCGCCTACATCGCTAATCTTTACGGTTTTGACTGAGACTTCCGAATCTAGAAGAGCTGTGAACTGATCCTGATAGCTTTTCAGATTGTCTCCGTCCAATTTAGCCATTCCTTCTGCGTCTACAAATAGAGAGCCGTCTTCATTCTTATTGGCTAGACGCTGAATGGCTTCTTTCCTAGTTTCGTCATATTTTTTAAGCTCAACATTGAAATCCAAAATATTCTCTTTCAGCGTCATTGCCGCTTCTGGGGAAATTTCTTGTGCGGCCAATTTCGCAAGCGCGTTCTGGAACTTGGGGTCTACAATTCTACCTAATTTCATATATTCTCCTTTTATTTTCCTAACATTCTAGCGGCCATGAATCCTGCTCCCAGCGTCGCGGCCACACCTAATCCAAAATACAACCAATCGTTCTTTTTTTCAAGTGAATCTATTTTCATGACGCGCTCTTCCATATTCTGGGATGTTGTCTGCCATAACTGTACTCGGGCATCGCTATTCTGTAAAGCCAAATCTTTCAATTGAATTGCTTTAGTCAAATCAGTGATTTGAGCGGCTTGGGTTTTGTTTGTTTGAACCAATTGTCCTACTTGGAGATGGCACCCTTCGGTGTAAATAAAGGTATGATTAGGGCCTGGTGTAATATCGGTCTTGAAATTGCAGTCGGCAAAAGCGATATTGGAAATAAGACTAACTAATACAAATACACATAGTTTTTTCATTGTTTATTCCAATCATCTGTAACTGGTTTCTCTTTAGTGGGCTCTTCATTCGCTTGTTGAACCAAGGAGTTGGCGGCGGCGTTATCTGTATTCTCTTTCTTAACCAAGTCTGTATCTTTTGTCTGTGATTCATCTTCAATATGCTTCATAGAGCTAAGCAGAATACTGATAAGTACCTCTCGAAACTTGATGATCAGAACAATAGCTCCAGCAGCGAAAAAAAATGCCTTGTCACCGTTCCAGATGTCCTTCCAATCCTGACTAGCCTTTGCTTTGAATGCCTGTAGCCAGGTCTGAATCTTCGCGAACATATTAGCCATCCTTCTCTGGGGTAGTCTCAATTTCGGTAACTACTTTGGCTAGGCCAGTCTTTGACTCAAGATGGGTTTTGACCATAGCGGTGTAGTGTTCGATACCATTGGCACCGAAATAAGCAATCACGGTAGACTTCAAAATGCCCTCAAAGTTGTCTGGGGCAATCAAGCCTTTAGCTCTGAAAACAGAGGTAATGGCAATAAGAGCGAGCATGACAACGCTCTTACGAATTCCCTGGAACAAGTTAAGAAAATTTACCACATATTGTGCCATAATAACTCCTCATGAGGCTTATATCATAACTCATTTCCCTCAATCTTATCATGAGAGGTTATTTAATGTTCCATTTTTCTTGGGCTGCCATAGAGGCTACAGGATCGGCGCTTGCAGCTATCTATCCTATATTTATAGGGATTAGGCACTTTTTAGGTTCATTTAGAAAAAAGAGAGAAGCTCGCCGAGATGCCATTTTAAAACAGGCTGGCGATGAAATGAATAAGATCAAAAAAGATCTAGAGAGCAAGATCCAGGTTCTTAGAGATGAGCTGGATACCCAAAAAGATAAGGTTTCCACGGAGTTAAGTCATATGAAAGAACTTTATGGCACAGAAATCCGCGTTTTGGGAGAGAAAATAGAGGCACTTAGGCAAGATATTTCCCAACAACATCAATCACTTGTGAACCTACTCACAAAGTTAGTTGATTCTAAATAGGCCCTAAACAAAAAGAGCCGATAGCGCCTTCAAGCAATTCCAGGTCGGCATGATCTACGACCAAATCAACCGATCCTCCATCCAAAAACAGAACCGTAACTTGTCTCAATGCCCTACCGTTGATCTTAATATCTTCGATACCAGCGGCTACCAAGTTGATCTTATCTGGGCTTAGAGTAATACGCTTTTCATTTTCTGGCAGCTCATCGTAGTTTCTAACGGTCAATTTTTGTAGTTCCATCGTTTTGGTCCCTCAAGTACCGTATATCATATGATCGGGCACCACACAAAAATCGCGCCAAAAAATTGGTTAGGTCTTATTTGGTAGGGTCTTTTAGTCCATGGAATTATTTTGAAAATATATTTAAGTAGTAACTTTTTGTAGTTATTACTTTTATTGGTATTGTTAAGATTTCTTCTTAAGATTTCTTCGATTTCTTCTCTTCTTATATGATATATACGGAGTATCTTAACTCCTTTTTTCTAACCAAGATAAAACCCAAATCGGGGAACCCGAAATCATTGGACTTTTCCTCATTTGGAACGTACAATAGATGGTAGAATAATAGGAATCTTATAGATATATGAAATCATGTAGCAATCCAGAATGTAAGAAGATTAATCCGCAAGAACTGACTGCGTTCTATAAAGACAAAAGTCACAGCAAAGGATTCTCATCTCAATGTAAGGCTTGTATTTCTACATATCGGGCCGATCACTATAAGGAATATAGAGAAGAAAAACTAGCACAAAGCACCGCTTACTACGAGAAAAATAGAGAAAAAATCCTTATTCGTCAAACTGATTACTACGAGAAAAATAGAGAAAAAATCCTTATTCGTCAAACTGATTACTACGAGAAAAATAAAGAAGAAATAGATAAGCGAACCGCTATTTATAGAGCAGAACACAAAGAAGAAATAGCCATTTATAATGCCTCTTATCGTGCTACACATAAAGAAAAGATAGCTGAATATCAAGCGGCCCATAAAGAAGAAAGAGCCGTCTATCGAGCAGAATATAGAGAAAAACATAAAGAAGAAATGGACGCTTGGCAAACTGCTCATAGAGCTGAAAATTCTGCCCGTACACGTAAATGGCAAAAGGACAATCCTGGTAAGGTTAATGCCAATAGTAACAAAAGGCATGCCGCTAAACTTCAAAGGACTCCTCCTTGGGTAACGCAGGAACAACACGAGGAAAATCAACAATTTTATGTAGACGCTAAAGCTTTCGAATTTCAATTTGGAAGCCCTCTTGAAGTCGATCACATTATACCGATGCGCAGTAAAAACGTATCTGGCTTGCACGTACCCTGGAATCTTCAGATATTGCCGGAAGCAGTAAATAACCACAAGAAGAACAAATTTAATCAAGAAGAGTATAACAAAAAATACCTCCTTGAATTAATGGAAATCGCAAATGGAAAATGATAACAATATCACAATAGAAGGTTCAACCGCTACGTGGATTATGCCTCGACTGGAAGGCGACAATGGTGGGTCATATGTCGGAACGTTTGTGTTTAATTGCTACCTCCGACCCATGGATCAATTGAAAGCTGGTCGTGATTTTCGCGAACTACTTGGAAACTTTGCGAACCAAGCAACAGAGACGGAAATTAAACTCGCTTTAGCTCTCAGCCAACTTAAATATAAGATCATTAAGGCCCCAGTTTTTTGGAATGCTACGCTCGAAGAGAGCGGTATAGCTGGAAACATTGGCGATTTAAATGTAATAGCGGCAGTCTCCAATGCTTCAATTTTGGCCGAAGAGATGTATATCGACAAAATTGAAAAAGAACGAAACGACCTCCTAGACAAATCTATTAAACTGGCTGAAGCTAAACTTCAAAAGCGTGCTGAGGATGAAAAATGAGTACTGAAGAACAATTGATCGAATCTCTCAGACAAACCATTGCGGTTCAAAACGACCTTATATCGCATCTGAAGTCTCGTATAGACGATTTAAAGGCCTCTCAGACCATCATATCCCCTATTACAGCGCCAAATCCGCCAATTGGCACCCAACCCCTGTCTATTAACCCATCGCCCTTTATAGAGCCATTCGCCCCTTCTGCATTCTATCCTTATGGCCCTGGGCAGCCCTTCTTCCCTCCTGTGGTCCCTTGGTATGGGGACGTAATTATATCAATTAGTGAGACGGTAACTATTCCAACCGAAGGTACAAGCCTACCCACCGAATTTACTTCCTGTACCCACTAAGGCATTCAATGCTCGACTTCTATAGCTTATTTGAACTCGCAGAGATCAAAGCCATCAATGCCGCCTTGCAGCCATCCTTGGAGTCGGTGTGGAGGATGAGATGCCGTGAGTACAGCACCTTATTCCATACCCCGCTCCATGTGGTCATGTATGAATTGGATCCCGAAATGGTCCTACAAGCCCTTAACGAGGAAAAATTCCCTCCTCGGATCGTAGAGGAAGAATTAGAAGAGTTAGCTGAGATCCTTTATAAGATCAAAGATCCTAAGTACTCCAGACTCTCCAAAGAAGATCTCGAAGAAATGGTCGATGCAGTTCTTAATCGTGAGATTGCTAGGGCCGAGAAGAAAAAGAAAGCACCAACTCAGCAAGAAATCACTTCTGAAGTTAAAGCTGCCGAGGTTAAATCTAAAATTCCTAAATCAGGCGGAATGAACTTTAGCAATTTGGAAAAAATCGATTCTGATAGCGAAGCGAATGGACCGGGTTTTAAAGACTAATCCTCATCGTCCTCAGACTCTTCATCATCAATAGAGAATTCCAGCGCATCTGATTCCAGCATGGCCTGGATCTTTTCATAGACATCCTCTTTTAGGGTATCCATATCCTCGGAATCGCCTTTAATACGAAAACTATTAATATTAATCTTGAGATGTTTCATAATACTCCACTGTTGTTTTATATTCTTCAATCACTCTTTTAGCACATGCTTTGCCAAATGGAAAGCCGCCCTGAGACACATTCGAGGGAACGTCTTGGTCGGTATAGCCATTAAATCGTTGATCGTATTCCAGCCAGACCTCTCGATCTGGATGAAGTAGCTCACCACAACGTTCACATCTGTTTCTTTCTTGTTTTTCTTTCATAAAATTCACTTTTCACTATTAAGGGTCCTATAAACGGTGTTCCTGCTTAGATTGGTGTGTCGTGCGATCTCAGAAACACTTTTGCCCTCTTCTTTAAGCTTTTTGATTACCGAATGACCCGGCTTGAACGGCCTGCCAAGCTTCACACCTTTGGACTTAGCATTGGCCAATCCACTCAAAACGCGCTCCTTGATGGTAGCCGCTTCAAACTCTGCAAAGGATCCTAAGATACTGAAAAGCAAACGTCCAGTCGCTGTACTCATATCAATGGAATCTTTGACCGAGATGAACTCGACTCCATGTTCTTGGAATAGAGAAACCATCTCTAGTAAATCTCGCAAACTTCTGGCCAAACGATCTAACCGATATACGACCACTCTTGAAATCTTTTTAGACCGGCAATCGGCTAACATTTTATTGAGGGACGGTCGGTCTCTTTTGGTCCCACTTATGCCCTTGTCTTGGTAGATCTCAAAATCTGTAATTTCTTTGGACTCCAAATACTTTTTAATATCAACAAGTTGAGAACCGGTATCTTGTTCCCGACCGTTTTTTTCGCCTTCTGTTGAAACTCTCGTATATACAGCTGTTTTCACATTGCCTCCAAAAATTCGCTTTTATGTTTCATTTCATGAAACTCTTTCACAACGTCCACAATGATTTTAAATTGCGTATCCCTGCGATAGGCGGCGGCGTAGGTGGCGGCGTTGGCGGCGGCGTTGGCGGCGGCGTAGGCGGCGGCGTAGGCGTAGGTGGCGGCGTCGGCGGCGTAGGCGGCGTAGGTGGCGGCGTAGGCGGCGTAGGTGGCGGCGTTGGCGGCCTGACATTTTTTAAGGTTTTCAGGAGTTGGATTTTTGATATATTCTCTGGCAGCCTTAATGGCGTCCCTCGGGCGTTGGTCTTTCGGGAATTCTTTTTCAAAAATAGGAAGTACGTCTTCAGCAAAGCGAATAGCGCATTCCTTAACGACGTTTTCGGGTAGAATCTTAAAAGCACTCCTAATGCTATCTTCAGGATTTAATGGGGATAGCTGAAAATATGCATCCCAAGCGTCGGCATCCCCAATGTGTCGGGACATATAATCGGAGATCACTTGAGGATCATTTGAACTGAGTAGCCGCAAGGTAACAATATGTGTTTTAATAGATAGCATATTTTCCTCAATGACTCGTTCTCGATCCACAATCCGATACAATGGCCAATAAATCGCTTACCCAAAACCAAGTTTGGTCGCCTTCAAACATCATATCGTAAACTTCTTCCATTCTACGTCAGTACGATGCAAATCCATGGCCAAACGAGACTCATGGTTTCATTGGTCTTTTGCATATCGCTTCGTATAAGAAATAGACATAAGAGTAAAACTTGTACACTTTTCATTCTTTCCACCAACCAAGTCGCACCCAAAGTCGATACAGCAGCCATCCTGAGGTTTTAATAATAGCAGTCCAAACAAGAACGATTAATGCAAATTTAACTAGATTGCACATATTCAGTCCGTACACCAAATGACGTCATAGTTTTCACCATAGGGTTCGTATCGCATTACGGTGTAGTCTAATTTCTCCAGCTCCTTCACCTTATTAGCGATCACCTTTTTAGTAACGCAACCCCCGTCTGGTCCCATGAAAACCATCTGGTCACAGTCTCCTTGTTCGATCGCCTTGTTGATCTTATCGTTGATGTCGTCGCTCCATTCTTTGACACACTCGCCCTTGCGATCTTTTATGATCTTATGCGCCTCCTTGGACGCCTCTTTGGCCGAGACTAGCTCCGAGCCTTGGGCTGAAATTGCCAACAATAGAATCAAAAACGTTTTCATAGTTTACTCCTTCTTGGCACATCTTCTTTGGAATTCAACAGTCTCTGTGCTTATATGTCCGGATCCACCTTGATTACACTCTCTTGTGAGCCGCCCTATGGACATATCGTGGCTATGTAGCAAGTTATTGTAGCCAGCCTTCCACGCACTGATCTCAAGCCTCAGCGCGTCGATCTCAGCCAATAGCTCTTTGATATCATGCGCGAATGGGGCCGCTTGGGTTAAGCGATAGAAACGATCTTCGTTGGCTTCACGGATCTCTTTTTCTCTTTCTGGGGTAAGAGTTCTCATACTCATTCTTTCACTTCAATCCGCTTAACGCTATAATGAACCCGTAGAGTGTCACCAGGATGGCTGATCCCGGTATCCATTTCTGAATCCCAAGAACTAGTGGCACCTTCAATTAGGTCCCTCAGAGCCTTCAATGCAGCTGGCAAGGAAGCATAGTAGGCTACAGAATCTCCATCGGTTTCATACAACTCATAAACGTATTTCATTCCATCACCAGCTCTTCCAGTTCATCCGTAGCTTTCTTAATTCCCTCTAATACTCTCATTGCGTTCTTCACGTCCTGTTTCAGAGACAATAAACTTGGGACGTACAACCCACAGGAACAGCAGTACCATGCCGACCCAGAAGAACGGAAGTGTAGATCTCCACATTTTACGCATTTGTCAGGACTCCCATTTGAACCTCCAGTGGTTTTAGCTAGTTTGATCATAAACGGTTGATCTCTTTTGCCAATTCGTCACAGCTTTCATATACATACCCGCGACTCACCCACTGGTCTGTAAGGAGACCGGCTACTGTAATTTCGCAGACAGCTGATGATTCGGTTCCTTCTTTGTAGGAATGACCACCCTCGATAGAAACTATTTTTTCGACATTGAGATATTTCCACTCGAAGTCGTGAGCATAGTTCTCATGAACCGTAGTGAAATTAAGGGAATGGACGCACATAAACAACGTAATAATCTTCATATTGATTTCCTATCACACCAAGCCCAAGCAGAAAGACCGACACCTTGCTTGGCATTGTTAACTCCAAAATCGTTAAGCCTATCTATCAAGTCATGGCACCCATTTGACTTCCCTAAGTCATAGGCCAATTCGCCTAAACCTAAAAAAACTATTAAAGTTAATATAATGATTATCGTTTTCATATCAATCCTCATCTCCTGCAAAAAAAGCTTTCAAGAACGGATCATTCTCTGTCATAAACTTCACTTTTCTGGCCCAATATTTTCGCCCTCTGAAATACATCACTCGGCACCGTTCATCACAGAAATCAAATCTTCGGGTATGGCCCTGGCTACCTTTTCTTGGCTTATTGATTACTTCCCAAGTCGGCTTACATGTACCATACTTGAAGTTAGTCGCTAAGATGCATCGGCATCGGTCGCATAGAGTATGAAAGCCTTGGCTCACCGTGTTCTTGATCATTTCTTCTTCTTTTTCTTCTTCTTTTTGCTGTAATCGACTGCGACCGTATTGGCTACAGTCATTAGCCAATTACACAGCACCAAACAAAGATAGACGATTTGACCCCTAAACCATTCAACACTCTTTTTAAACTTCTTAACTAGCTTTTTCATGTTTGAAATCTTTCTGGAAGGTGAAAATGAATCTACGACCGCCACCGAAATGCGCGCCATTGTGGGACTTGGCTAGCATTTCATTGACGGCAATTTCGATTTCATTCACATTAAACCCAATGGTTACCGCATACCGAACAACATCTTTGAATGATCCGCCAAAGATCTCATCGCTCCTGTTATCCAGGATCCATTCGTCATGGGCGACCTCGTAAAGATCGTATCCTTTGGGATTGAATTCTTTATTTATCATATCGTCTTCCTTTCATAATCCCACTATACACCATTATGGGACAACAGTCAAACCTATTCCTCTAGTTTCTCTTTAATTTGTTCAAGGGCTTTTAATTCAATCTCCTTGAAGGTGATATGGGCATCCCATAGCCTTATTTCATCCCTATCCCATGGATGAGCTACCTTATCGTAGTACCTTTCCTTCAACATATGGATTTCCGTCGTTAATGTCGCGATCTTTTCTGCTCGGAATGATTCTGCTTTCATGGCTTCTCCTTATACCTTCCCAATATAGACTCAGCCTGCCTAGAAGCCCAGTCGTAATGAATCGTCTTCTCCAGTTTACTGATCCTGGTGAGGGTTTCCCTATAGGCGTCCCGTTCACCTTCAGCACAAAGGAGCCTTTGTTCGTATTCTCTACGGCTCACGCAATAGGCTCGATCACAGTGTTCGAATTGACACATGAGATAGTGCATCTCAGCCTTGTTCATAGTACCGGCCTCTGTATTCTCCCGATTCGTCGTAGCAGAACACCCTGTTTCTTTGGAGCTTTTTGTGCTCATGGAATTCGACCCAGTGAGTTTTACTGCCAAAGACCCTCAGCTTGTAAACATAGGTTGAATTCCACTTCTTTCTTCCCACCACTTTGACTTTGTGGCCGTCATCCCAACCGATTTTATTCGTTTTAAACGGTTTCATTTTTTCACTTTTTCCAATACATCCTTAGCCATACTGTGCCACCTAGCATAATACTCTAGAACTTCCTTATAAGAGGCAACTTCTTCTTGAAGCTTCTTAGTTGCGCTTTCATGCTCTTCCACGCTCATATACTCGGTGAACCTATCCGCCCATTGAGTAGTCTTTGGCCCTCTCTTACTGGCACACCACCACGGCTCATCCGGTTCATTTCCTCTATGCTTTTCTTCCAAATCAATCACAACTCTAGGTTTCTTCTTGGGGGAAGCCATATTATTCCTTTATCGCCTTCAAGGCATCCTGCGCAGCAGTAACCCTGTCAGAGCGATCCTTCCAGATCTCGTCCGCAGTGGGCCAAACCGCTTTTGGAACCAATGGAGTATGCCCACACTTATTCAATGCTGCAATAGCAATGTCTAGCTTCTTCTGAAGATCTCTGATTCCTGCCGTTAGGAACGGCACATCATTTCTAGCATTGGCCATGAACCTGAAATTTTGGAGCTTCGTGTTGACCCACCATGAATCATCAGGTCCATAGCTACAAATCACTTTTGAGCTAGGCGCAACAACAGACCCTCTTCTACCATCCAGGGAGGCGCTGAACACCCACGGTCCCTCCACGGCAGAGTTAGCTCGTCCCTCTATCTCCAACAACAGGTTTTCGTTAATCATACCGCACCGCACTTACTTGCTTCAATCAGCTCCAAATGCTTTCGGATATAGCGCATAAACAACATAGCCTTATCCTTGGCACGGAATGTAGCATTCCCAATATCAGAGATAGGGACTGGAAACTCAAAGCCGCATTCGGTTTCGTAGTACAGGTTACCATCTAGATAACGAGTGAATAAGACAACCTGATCGCCAATCACCATTTCTTTAAGGGTTCTCATAAAAATCACTTCTGGGTTTTGGCCAATAGCCGACGATATTCTTTGCCCTGGTAGGCTTCTTGCTTCTTTATCTTTTGGTCGATGGGAACCTTGTCATAAGCTTCTTGCCTTTCCTTTGCAGCTGCTCGTCGTTTTTCAATTCTCTGCGGGAAATTCGGTCGGGATGCCATATTACTTCTCCTTCTTTTTTGCGTTACCATATGCGGCTACCAGAAATGCGTTCATGAGCGTAAAAACAATCCAAAGAGCCGGACTATCTCGTAAAACCTGAATGCTAACTGTGCCAAACAGAAATCCTTGGGCCAGTATAAACGTGAGTGCTGACATAGGTCATTTCACCTTGTTTTCGAGGTTGAAGACTTCGGTCAGCTCATCCAATTCTTCGATATATTCCATATAAGCTGCCTTTTCTTTAGGCCAGCCTTCTGGAGTAAAATCCATATTTTCTAATATATTGCCTGCATTACGTACACTTTCACTTCGCAACTTTGTCCATTTTTCCCTATTCATTGAAAACTCCTACTTTGCTATAAACGGTTATTCGGCCACCACCAAGATCAATATACCATGCCTCAGACGCCGCTGCAAGTGCATAGGTACCAAGCCGCTCAACATCCATTGCACCATCGAATTCCACTAACCCCTCATGGATCGCATCACGCAGTTCTGTGGTTGCGAATTTGATAGCTTTCTCTTTCTGCAAGACTGTGAGTTCATTGAAATTTTTCATTACGCTGCCTCTTTCTTTAACATAGAATTCACTTCTGTTAAAATACACTTTTCAAGATAAGAAATCCACGACTCCCTATTCATATACGGGCTATCTTTGGTAGCATTAGCTGCCCATTGATCATTCCATCCCGCACTCGTTGTTTGGTTTGCGGCCTTCAATTCGTCCATATATACACGAAGTTTATAGTTTTTTTGGCTTCTACGATCCCGCATTATTCCTCCGGTCTCTTAGGTTTAGGCGCTTGATTGGTGAACCAGGCTTCCCCAGTCCAGTAATGCTTTTCCATCGCTTCAAACAGAGCCTTATGGTCTTGAGACAACTCAGTTAGCTTAAGCAGTTCGAGTTCAGCCTTTTTCGCTTTTGAGTATGCCTTGGGGTCATCGCCCATTGAAGCATACCAGTCATGTTTGTCGAGCAAATCGTAATAATCACGAAGATTCATTGGGTTTGTTCCTCATTTTCTACTGTTCGCGTTTCTTCTGTATGCCATGACGCTTCGTCCACATAGCATCTTTTGTGTCTTGGCATCTGTTTTTTATTATCCTTTTCGAGATCTTCGAGCCAAGCCATTATTCCACGATCATCGGGATAGTCGAGGGTTTGGGTAGTAGAGAACCCATCTAAGCATTGAATTGATAGAATAAGAATGTAAGTAAGCATAAATTCACTTCCCAGTTTACAGATACTTATAGTTCTTTTTGATCCACCCGGCAATGCTCTTGAAACTAGCGCCGCTATCGTTGGCGGCTGCAAGGTTGCCAAACTTCTGTATCTTCTTGCCCACTTTTAGCCTGACGCCACGCCCAGTAGCCTCATCATCGCTAAACATGGGAGTTCCGTCCGGTGTCTCGATACCGCATTTTTCCTGGTCAAAACCATCTTTAAGTAGTTGACCATGTAAAAGGTTAAATTCGCTCACCTTGCTGATTTCTCCCAATACGCCTAGGCAGCAATAGCAATCATCTTCATCTTTGAGTCTTTTCTGTCCTTGCTTATACTTGCCACTCAACAATGCCTTAATCCACTTGTCAGCTTTTGCTTTTTTCATAATTTCCTACTTTCCTATTCATTTGTTTAAAGTACGTTTTACAATCCCTGCACACCGGAAGCCTCATTCTCTTCTTTCGCTTCAGATGCTTGCCACACTGCACGCATGCATTTCGGAACGATTTCACTTTTGAGCCTTTTTGAGATCCTTTAGCGCGGCGAGGATACGGGCACGGGGAGTCTTTTGGAGATAAAGAGGATGCTCGCCATCATTGATTTTGACTACCGTACTACCCGTTCTTAGCATCTCGCCCAAAGCCTTAGCTTCTGGCCCACCAACGCCAAGCCCGCGCTCTCCGCAATGGCCTAGAGCGCAACATTTGGTTCCTATGGTATATTGGCCCGTTGTCCATTTACTTGAGGGAATCGCCTTAAACTTATTGATAAAATAATCTACAGTGTACTTCATAAAAATCACTTTTGCCTTTCTTTAAAAACCCCTCCACTGTTTCCAGTAGAGGGGTCCGAGTGAGGTCATTCGGGGGAGAATGACCAGGGGGAAAATTAATGATACAGATTCTCTGAAGGAAGCAATGCGCTATCCATGTTCACGATAAGAGACTGATTGCCACCACCTTGAAAGTAATCAATCTCAAAAGTGTGAACCGTGTCCTGCAAGTGCCTTTGACCGGTTACATCGGTAGCCCCATGAAGTCCATCATTTGCGACTACCAAAGTTCCATCCACGTACAGATTTGACCCATCGTCACTAGTCACGTCAAACTCATGAAAACTGTCCGTTGCAATGACTAGATAGCCGGTACACTTCAAGATAAACCATGTTTGGTATACCGTAGCTAGAGCGGGGGGCAAAACATTCAACCCGGCGGTTACCGACGCATTGGGTTGATTAAATGGCACCGAAGATGTAAATACGCCCACATTGGTTAGAACTGGCGCGACACCACCATTCGCTGTAGCCGTGATGCCCGTAGTCGTTTGAGGCACGGTATACAAGTTGCAGGTAAGCCCTGGGTCAATCGTTTCTTGCCCATTAGACGTTCGCCATGCATTATAGTCATTCACGATGCCTTGCACTGTATCAGGCGTTGTGGACGTAGCTGAGGCACCGGGGGCGCTAGCGGGTCCTTGCGCTCCCTGCCCGCACCCAGCGATACCCCATGAAACGGCAATGATTGCCATGATAAAGAAAAGTGCTGCTTGTAGTTTATCTTCGATTCTGATTTTGTTCATAATATCCTTAGTCTCCTTGGTACTATGTATTGCAGTTTCGAGGCCAACTTCGTATCTTGTTTTCATTCACGATTTTTTATTAGCACTGTTTAACTTATGATCAGGTGACAATTAACGTTCATATTTCGGACAATAATCTGAGTGAATGGAAGATTTTACAGAGTCCGAACCGCATTCACACAACTTTGCCTTAATGGGTTCTGGTTCAGCTTTAGCCAAATACTCTTTTGGCATAGGCGTATATCCAGCTATGGAGTGATTGTAGGCTCCTCCACTCGGGAGGGTATAGCTTCCATTCCCAGCTTGTAACTGTTGAAGAGTAGTATTTTTGCCTACCACTCTAAACGTAGACTCGTGGTCATTGCCATCCACCACCTCCAAAGGCTCAATGAAGTCGCCAGTCGTACTAAGTAGCTTTTTTGCTACGGTATAGAATTTGCCTTTAACCCAACCATCGCCAGTATGGTTGCCCAAATATTCTACGACATCACCCACTTGAATCATATGGATTCCCTCTCTTTCCAAAAAGTTTGTATTCTAAATCAAGCGCAGGAAGCGTAGCTTGAGCGCCTAATTTTCTCATGACTTCATATATATGCAAGTTCTTTTTTCTCTCTTCGCTGACTTCTTCAGCTTTTATTAAGTTCTGAAATGTAAAACCGCCCTCACCGCATGTCGGATGGAGGAGCACTAAGATGGAATTGTCGGATATCCCAGACAACTTCACTATTTTCATAGGTCTTGTTCCCCACACGCTATTATTCAGAGAATAGACCTCATCGCCCACCTCGAACATATTCTCACCTCACTGCCTTAGTTATAAACCTAGCAGGCACAATCACACCCCCCCGTTAACATACACAAGATAAAAATCGCTATTGGATATTTTGCTTGAGCCCCGCTTGGATCTGGAAACCCCCAGGTAGCGACCCCTGCGATAACCCAATAAATCAACAATGCATAAAACATATGTTTTCCTTTCGTTCAACCTCGTCCGAATAGAACCCAGTCGCAACCCATACCATCGGCACACCATTTTGCACGTCTACCTTCAAAAAACTATGTAGTTTACCAGATAGTTTGATTTCTTGAGCTAGCTCGCCGACCTCAATGACAAACTTATGGATTACAAACATAAATCAATCCTCGCTATCGTCATTGTCTTCAATGAAGTCAGAATCCGCCGCAATCTCACGGCATAGTTGAATCAGTCTTTTACGCGCCTTAGCCTCATTAGGTGACACATCATCTTCCAAGCTATCCTGACACTCCTGCAAGTCACCAATAGTATTCTGAAATTTGCAATACCCCATGTTACCCATGGTTCACCTCATTACCCCATTGCGGAAGACCGCGCTTCCCAAAGTCCAGGCCCTCAAAAGTCATTTCCAGTTCGATAAGAGCATCTTCGATACTCTCATACTCTGGGCTTTCGTTCAATGCTTTATAGATATCATCTTGGTTCATAATGTGTTTCTCCCTTGTTTTAGTATCTTGCAATCACAATGCCATAAATAGTTCAATAATATCAAGTATGTGTCTTTAATAAACTGTCTAAATTTTATACTAAAAGCCAATTTTTGACATTTTCTATGATATAATCTTGTTATTATGAAGGAATGCAGAAATCTAACCTGTAAACAAGTTAATCCGCAAGAACTGATGGAATTCGCTATGCGCAGAGCATCCAAGGATGGCCTTCAATCTAAATGTAAATCCTGCACAGCTATTGAGATGAAAGAATATCGTCAGACCCCAAAAGGGAAAGCTGTTGATCGTCGAGCTGCTAAGAAATATAGCCAAACCCCAAAGGGGAAAATTACTGTAATTAAAGCGCGTGCCAAATATAAGAGCGGGCCTAAGTCGAAAATCGCCCATAAGCGATACGAACAAAGCCCAAAAGGTAAAGCAACTAAAAAGCAGTATCTGAAATCCCCAGAAGGGGTTGCTATGCAGGCTCGCGCTCAAAAAAAATATGAGCAAACTCCACAAGGAAGGGCTAAAAGCATTGCTCGTGTCGCCAAACGGAAAGCCATTAAATTGCAAAGAACCCCGAAAGGCTTAACAAAAGAACATCACAAAGAAATTGAAGCACTTTATATTGAATCCACCGAACGAACCAATAAAACGGGGATTCCTTACGATGTAGACCACGTAGTGCCACTACAAGGTAAAAACGTATCGGGCATGCACGCGCCTTGGAATCTTCAGGTGATTACTGCTTCCGAAAATCGCAAAAAGGGCAATAAGTTTTAATACAAAATCTTCCATTCTACCCCTCGGCTATTTAGTTTAGAATTCATATAATGCTTCCCATTCATTCTTATCATCTACAAAATGTTCGATTAATTTAATAATACCATTGCTAAGGTTTTGGTGTATTTCATTTAATTCTACATCCGAAACCTCGCCTGTTACCCTACAGCCACTCGCATAAGTCACTCGGAGAATCCGATCAGAATAGAATAATGATACTTGGCGCGGATTTTGCATTTACTTTTTCTCCCTATAAATCCCGTGCGCGTTCGCCTCAGCTTCAGAAAAATGCCAGCTCATTTTACTGGAACGGTAAAAAACGCGCCATTCAATACGATCGTCATAGTGGCAGCATACCCATTCGTCAGGACTCCATAGGCCATCTTGATATCCCCTTATTCTTCTCAGAACGGACAAGACTTTGTTTTGTTCTTCTGAAATCAATTTAACCATAAACTTATTTCCTATAAATCCCCAATGCGTTCGCCTCGGCCTGGGATAATTCGTCACCTTCTCTACGATTTTGACTCGCCTGAAACCATAAGTGTCCACGACGCTCAACTATGCAAACCCATTCGTCATCGCCCCACAGGTCACCCATCTTAGGCCCTAGTCTAGTTAACACCGTCAAAAGCTTTTTAGTTTCTTCACATCCGATTTTCTTGGCTCGCTCTATGGAGGTCAATAGCACATGCGGAAAATCCTTTGGATAGTTGTCACTCCAGTGAGCACGCTTCTTGAAAGGCGGAGGTTTCTGGGCATTATGAATGTTGTTAATTCCCTCCGCATCCTCGAATGCTTGCATCAACTCTCTAACTTGTTGTAGGATTGACATAAAAATCACTTCTCACTCTCTAACACGTACAAGCCAAATAAATTAGCCTCTGCCTCTGCTAATTCATTGTCTGCACGTAAAGTAAAACGGCCTTCCTCATCATACACCTTATACCAGGAAGGCGGCCTATTTCTTTGTATGACACAAACCGCCTGTCCCACGGACCAAGCCTCGTCCATCTTAGGTAGCATCTTTCCTAATACTTCCATTGTCCTTGCAATCTCCGGCTTGCCTCGAATCCCGCTATCAATAAATCCCTGCAAAAATTCACTTCTGGGGCGCACCCAACCCGAACCTTCATAAACAGCGTTAACATAAACCGTGCCACTTCCACCACCACCGCCCGCACTCCCACCCGATCCGCCAGTGCCACCGTTGCCCACACTAAAAGGCGCATTAATTACGCAATAAGGCATATGATGTTTTGGGTCCGATCCAATCATGCCTGGGTAAGCGTGGCATGTACATTGCATACGATTCTCCTCAGTTTAAACGATCTCTTCAACCGTTTCGTCACAGAATTCTTGACCGCCGACCGTTTCAGGGGGGAACTGTCCACCCGCTACCATATCGACTGCCTCTTGCTCACTATCTGCATTGACCTCAAATGTTTTAGCTACAGTATAATATTCAACTACGCGATATCGTTTCATATAAATCCTTTCAGTTGAAAAACACTTCTCAGATTATTGCAAGCCCTATGCCAAAAAATGACCCCTACCCTTCTTCCTTATACTCAATTAGTTTAGTATCTTCCGCCGCGTCTAGGGCTTCCGATAGCCTCTCATAAACTTCCCTATAGCGCGCATCGGTTTCGCCTAGCGTGCCGATTTCCCCGGCAAGCTTCCAAAGTTTTAACATGTGTTTATTATACTTAATTTGACTCATATAGTTCCCTTTCATTCTTCAAAAGTCAGGCCCAGTGCATTCAAGGCATGCACATAAACATGGTTTGATTGCATTTTGCCGTCTATCTCGCGAGGGTTAAGATCATTATCCTCGCACCACGTATAATAGTTTTCTCCCTCAGTTTCAAGAATATAGTCGGCGAGCTTCATTAATGCGTTAAACCGTTCCATAGTTGACTTAATGGCATCTACGGTTGTCAGGGTATCGTTTTTTAGTTTACCCATATAAAGCCCTTTCATTTAATCCGATTAACAGTGTTAAAAGCAACCACGCCCGAAAATAAATCCTTTCTTATGACTTTCAAGCCCAGTTTTTCGGCGTTTTCCAAGTTACTGCCATAGTAGTTTAGCTTAATGGTTTTGACTCCCTTGCTAGCCCGCGCAGTATCGTCAACCGTCGGGTTAATGGCAGGTATTGCCCTGTTAATGGCATAGACGGCGTTAGATATCTCGACGCCATACAAATGACCTAGATTGCCTGATTTTCTGGCATTAGCCCATTCTTTTGAATCCATTTCCACGACGACGGTAACAAGAAACCCCACCCCCAAAAACTCTTTGTCATGGTCTGAGGCATATACCGATTTAATTTCAAACATGACTTAACTCCTTTCAAACATACAACGGTTTTTTATCTTGTTTTGAATCTCGCATAGGCATAGCTAAAGAAAACCAAGGCGCTACGTCAAAAGACGCCCCGCACGGCAAAAACACAAATGCATTGCCCGGTCCGGTTTCGCCACTAGACGGCGTCGAAACATACGCGTCAATTTCCTGCCCGGCAAAAGGCTTTAGCAGGTTGAGATTAATCAACCGCGAGTTATCATAACCGCCGCCTAAAGCAATCATGGGGATATTGCTTAGAATGATACTAACGTCAACCCCTTTTGTGTTTTTCGATAAATCGGCAACCCATGCCGGAACTAGCAATTGCAACCGCTTGTAGCCCGTTTTCAATTTCTCGCTATTCGGTAGGATTGCGTCAACGTCCGGCGTGTTATAAGACTCGCCTTTGACGACCTCAAGAGTATCATTTGGACCTAGTGTTAAAGCCGTGGTATCCGGTTCGCCGATGAGGCGCGCCAAAACTTTAATTTCATTGTATAGGTCACGGCGTGCTAGCAGTCTAACGCCGTTAGTCGCGGCGACGCATTGGGATTTATCGCAGATAAAGATTTTGTTATGGTATCTATCGTCTTTAGTCCCTGAGAATTCTAACAGGTCGGCATATTTTGAAACGGGTTTTTTCTTTGACATAAATTATCCTTTCATTTCAATATTTTAGAACACTGTTTTACAAAACTCAGATACATTTTTATCTGTTTAGGGGAATATTTTTCCTGAATCCCAATTTGTTTATAGTTTTTTAGCCAATATTTAATTGTATGGGTATGACAACCTATAGTTACATTTTCAGTGCCATAAAAATAGGCCGTATGTTTTTCAAATTGAAAACTTAATATTGCCTTACCCTCCAATATAGTTTTAGACAGGTTAGCCCCAGACAGGTTAGCCCCAGACAGGTTAGCCCCATACAGGTCAGCCCCAGACAGGTTAGCCCCAGACAGGTTAGCCCCATACAGGTCAGCCCGAGACAGGTTAGCCCCAGACAGGTTAGCCCCAGACAGGTCAGCCCGAGACAGGTTAGCCCCA